GCATTCCAGTATTGATCAGAGCCAGTTGTGACTCCATCACGTTCTAGTCGTCTATGAATACCCATTGCGAGGAAACTCATATCGTCATCAACACCATACCAGCTGTTTTTGTCCAACCAGGATTGGGTTTTTGAATCCAATCGTTGCGGTTGTTGTGACTGTTCTGGTATTTTTACCTCATTTTCAGCTGTTTGTAAAGCACTTTCATCATATTGAGGTCTATAAGACTCAACTTCATGAACTTTAAACTTAGCTTCTGTGAGTTTTTCTTGTGCATCTACAACTTTATCAGAATCACCAGAATCATATGCTTCTTTATAAGCGATTCTAGCAAGCTCTAATTGTCGTTCTGCACCTTCTTTAGCGTTAGAAACATATACTTTTTCACCTTCTGTTAGACGGCCTCTAAGTTTTTTAGTTTCTTCTACTAATGATTGTGCTACACGAATTGCTTCTTGTTGCTCACGTAATGCTTGTTCTTTTTCTCTACGCTCATCATTAATGAGTTTTTTCATTTGAAGTAAACGTTGTTTAGCTTCTTTTGAATACTGTTCAAGATCATCATTTTCAATGTCTTTTACAATTGCTTCTGGTAGTGGTTGAGCGTTCTTTTGATCTTCTTCAGGACGATCATCCACTATTTCAATTTCAATCTTTTCTTCTGCAGATGCTTCTACTTCTGGTGTTTCATTTTCCATTTCATCTGGAAATTTAAAATCATCATCAGCCATGTTAATTCTCCTTAAATACGACTAATGCCACGAGGATCTTCTACGATACCTTCGACACTATCATCATTAATTATTCGGAATTCCCTGTTATGAATCTTCAAGCGTGTGCCTGAATTAGGGCGGGCTAATATGAAGTCACCAACTTTACACCAAGGACCTGTAGGAAATCTTTTTTCATCCTTGTAGCAATCTGGACCCATTTTAACTACAAAGAATACTGTAGATAAAACTTCTTCATTTCTCATAGTTTCAGAGGATTTAATTAATCCACTATCAAACTTGTCATCTGCTTCTGGAATCGCACATAAGATACGATAGCCTGATACTTCTGGTAACTGCTTTGCTTTTTCCTCATCCGTTTGGGGAAGAGTTGTTGCTTGGTTTACATCATCGGGATTTGAGCCGATTAGTATTTCACTCATCTGAGTTCTCCATTTGTTTATTTAGGTCTTGAATGTATCTTCGTGTAGAAAGTAGACCTGATATCTTTCCGCATATATTTTGGTATTCAGAGTAGTCTTTGGCTACACCAGTACCTAAATGTTCTTCTAAATTTCTTACTTGTATATCTATTTCTCTTAATATTACTTCGTACTCATTCATTTATTTTCCTTGTTTGAAGGTTGTTGGTTTTGTTTTCTTTGTTGATTCTCTTGCATAGCCATTTGAGCTTTTGATCTTCCAATATCTGAACCTAATCTAAAGCCTTCCATTTTTTCTTTTGAAGCAATGTTAGCTTTTTCTGCTTGAGCTTTAGCTGTTACTTGCATGCCAGCAATTTCTTTCTGTGCTGATATACGAGCTTTCTCTAATTCAAGTTGATCAGCTTTTGCTGCCGCATCAATTTGCATTTTCTTCATCTTAATATCTACTTCTTGTGCTTTTAATTGAAGTTCTTTCAACTGCATTTGAACCACAGGGTCTTGAGCTGCTTGTTGTGCATTTTTAGCTGCAATCTCTGTTTGATTTTGATTGAGAAGTTGTTGTGCTGCTGGAACTGCCATACGAGCAATTTGAAGTTCTTGCTCAGGTGTTATTCTAGTATCTTCATCATCGCTATCAAGGTCGTTATATGGGATATTAATGCCCATAGTAAGCTCCATTTGACGTTTATACTCCATACCTACGTGCTCTGTAATATGAGCTTGTAGTGCTTGAGCAATCATAGGTGCTTGTGGGTTCTGACCAATCGTTTCTCTGATCTTTGGATCATTTAACATAGCCATATGTATTTGAATATGGGCTTGATGGTCCTGATACATGAAAGCTTTCATAGGTTTGCTCTTTAAAGCATTCATATTTTCAGTAATTGGATCTAACGGCTTCTCATCTTCAGGTAAAGGTACCAATTTTTCAGCATTTTTGATGCCTAATACTGACAACATCTGACGATGTAGGTATGGTAGGTTGTAAAGTTGAGGTGCTGTTTGTGATAATTGTAAAACTGCTTGGTATTGCACCACTTTTTGACTCATTGTGGCCGCATTTGGGTCAGAAACAGGGATAATATTGATCATCTCATAGTCTTTTCTACGAGCTTTTCTATTACCTGTTGCTGGTTCATATGAATAATCAGCTGGAGCGTAGCTTGCAATGATCTTCTTGAGTAACTTAAACTCATTTTTCATTGAAAAGTGCATACGAGCTTGAATAGCTGACATCACTTTGAGCGTTCTCTCTAAGATTGCAAGCGTTGTGCCTACAGGAGAGTTAGCACTCATGTCTGAAACCTTTAAATCACCTGCAGCTGCAAATCTTCTACCCTCTTCAATGATCTGATTGAGTAGTTGAATAAGCGTTTGTGATGGTTCTTTGTAAGGTAATGGCATGATATTGTCTTTCATCGTGCCAGAAGGTACGTCTACATCTCTAAATTCGCCTGGAGCAATCGGTGTATCATCACCTTTAACTCGAAGGCCACGAGTTTTAAATCCACCTGGAAGGTTAGCTAGTGATCCAGCGTCTACTAACTGACGTAATATGGATGTACCAGATTTAGCAAAACCTCCGATCAAGTGAATCAAACCAAAAGCATAGAATCCAAAACCTGGAATGTATGCATAATGAACAAAGTGTTGACGTTTTTGGAAAGTCTCATCATCTGGTTCCCAGTTACGTCTTACTGCTAATACTGTCATACTTCCGTATTCAATCGTTACAATATATGGAAGTTTTAAACCTGTCTTGTTACCTTTTTCATCTTCATGTTCAAAGCCAGGAAGATCTAAGTCAACTTGCATTTCAATTAGTTTATATCTTGAATCAGTTGTTGCACGGAAGCCTAGCTTCTCTGCAATCTTTTTCTCAACTTCATCTAATGTATTTTGTGGTGCACCTAATTCAACATCACGATAGAAGCCATCAAGTTGAAGTCTTAGTAATTCATTTTCTGTTTTACGCATGACGTGAGATACACGCTCTGCAGTTTCAAGATTAGAAGCGCCATAAGGTACAACTAAATCTTCTGAAGGAACATAGATAGATACTTGACGATCAAGACCTGGATCTACATAAACCTTTTTAAATCCGTTACCAGATAATGCGGTGCCCCATAACATACGTTCATGTTCTGAGCGATACTCAGTCATCTTTTCTGTAAGCTCATAGTTCATGTCATCAACAACACGCTCCATCGCTTCTTTTTTCTCTTGTGTTTCTTTTCCAATAATCTCGCCCTTAACAGGACCAGCTGCTGGGAAAGTATCCATGATTGTTTCTGATTGGAATTTAGTAACAGCTTCAGCTAGAATAGGGTGGTAGACTCCACATGCACCATCCCATGGCTCTGAACGTTCTTCAATCTTTAGACCAAGCAATTCTAAACCATCGACATAAGTTTGAATCCAGTCTTTACGAGAAGCTACGTCTCCATCAAAGTCACCAATTAAATCACCAGCTAAAAGTGTTAATTCACCTTCAGTTAATTCTTCAGCTAAATTCTTATTAAACTCTTCTGAGTCTTCAGCTTTTTCAATATCTATTTCTAACCCATCCATGTTAATTTTTACAGATTCAGGATCTTCAATTTCAATTTCTATAGGTGGCGCTTCTGGAATTGCTGCGAGACCTTGTGGTAATTCATATAGTGCTTTGTCGATTGCCATAATTTTTCCTTAGTAATATGCAACTTTACGTCTAAATTCTCTTGGTTCGTCTGGTTCGTCTGTTGGAAGATTAACGAATCCTCCCTTTCTAAACCGAATAAGAGCTTGGGTTGAAGAGTCCACTAAGTCATCGTGGTCTGAATTTGGAAAAGCTGCCATCTCTTCTATGACTTCTTCGGCCCAACGCTTTCTTGGTGCCCATACCTTGCCAGATGCAAATAAATCTGTTACAGAGTTTAATCTGCTTATTTTATCGTTTCCACGGGTTGGTGTAAACTCTTGAACGGGTATTCCCATCCTTCTTAACTCAAATATTAACGGGGCTCCAGAGGCCTTAGCTTCTATGATAAAAGCATCTGGTTGCCATTCTTGATAGTATTCAAGCGCTCTTGCCTTGAGTTCTGGAAATTCCATCCGCTCTTTAAGAGCATCAAGAAGAATAATATGAGGATCATTCTCATTTTCATCTTTGTAAAAAACTCCCCAAGTGGTACATGCTGAATAGTCAGAACGCTCATTCTTTGTAAAAGCAGTATCCCATGATTGAATAACAAACTGACAGTAAGGTGGGTTTTCTGCCTCCCATTCCATCCACCATTCACGCTTAACTAAAGCGCCCTCTTCAGAGGTTGGGTTTTGTTGATACTGAGCTGACCATTTACTTAACGGCAACTCAATTCTTAATTTGCTTAATTCATCGTAAGACCAGAACTCTGGCCATAAAGGTTTTTCAGAAGGTAGGATTGCTGGGAGTTCAATGATTTCCCATTCATCTCCATCACGATCTGTCATAGCTTGCAAGATCTTACCTGTCAGGTCTCTCTTAGACCAACGGGTCATAACCACTACAATAGAGCCTCCAGGTTGTAAACGCTGACGTGGACCTGAAGTATACCACTCATACACCTTATCGAATACTGATGGATCTGCTGACGCTAACGCTGCTTCCTGTTCCGAATGCGGGTCATCAATGATGAGTAGATCAGCTCCCTTACCTGTGACAGTACCACCCACACCAATAGCAAAGTACTCACCATTAGCATTAGTACTCCAGCGACCAGCAGCTTTAGAGTCAGACCGAAGGGCGACATTTGGGAATATTTTCGCATAGACTTCAGAGTCTACCAGATTTCTGACCTTTCGTCCAAACCCAACTGCAAGTTCTGCTGTATTTGAGCACTGAATGATCTTCTTGCCAGGGAATCTACCTAAGAACCAGGCAGGCAGCATAAACGATGCAAACTCTGACTTTGTATGGCGTGGAGGCATATTGATGATAAGTCGCTTCGTCTTGCCTTCGGCTATCTCTTCAAACTTCCTAGCCATTAAGGCATGATGTCTTCCGTGAATGAATCCAGGCCACATTGTGGTTACAAACTTCATAAAGTCTTCTTGGCCTTCTTCACGAAGTAAGGCGTTATCATATTCTCTGACCTGTTCCAGAACCATCGTCTGTTCTTCTGGAGATAGCATATTCATCAGTTCTACGACTTTATCACTCAAGATCTCGCACCCTTAACCCTGCTGGACGAATCGAGCGTGATCTGCCCTTCACCCCTTTGCAAACCCCTATCTCGATAAGTATCTGCATCTTACGGGCCACATTTCCCCTACCTCTTTCGCCCGTTAGACGCATAATATCATCTATAGTCGGACCAAAGCCGTAGTTACGCCAGAACTCGTCTACGATTAAGAAGATCTCTTTTTGTGCTGGGGTCATTTATACAGCACCATCTACTTGCAATGTACAATTTATTATTATTCTTGTCTGATGATCTTTTGGTGGTGTAGCATTATGCCACTGATTAGATTTAAACCAAAAACATCTATTAGCTTTTGGTGAGCATCTCTCAATGATATTAACCTTGTCTTCATCGTAGATGACTGTATCACCATCTGAATCATTTACATAATACACAAAAGATACATAATCGTCTTTATCAAGCATATCCTTATGTATAGCTAATCTATTAGCTTCTTCTGTGATATCTCTTTGGGTGAGCATGTTTACTTTTAGCTTATATAGACCTTTAATCTTTAAGCCAGTCTTATGCTCAAAAAAATATATCAATGGTTTAAATATCTCATAGTCTTTACTTTGATAGCCATCTATATTTTTTATCATATGGCAAAATTGAAATACCCCATCATGTGGCATAGTATTACCATAATTCCAATCACTATAGGCTGAATTCTTTGAAAATTGCCAATCAAAGCTATTGGAGGTAATTAAACTTTCTAGTGTTAGCTTAAAAGATTCAGATACAAAATCATCAATAATCATAGGATTTTTTGGCAGTGCTGGGGTCATGTTTATAAGTCCTTAACTCCAAGTTCTTTAGCTGCCTTCCAAGCTTCCCACATTTTCTCATCGTCATACTCCAATGAGGATAGCCTTGGGCTTTGGCAAAATATCCGTTCATACCAGTAAGTAAACTCTGGGCTGTAGTCTAGTGCATTAACCTTTTTAAACCCTTCATTGTTAATCATATTAATATACCTCTTAACCACTTCACCTGTGGACTTATCTAGTTCGTATTCGTAGTCTTTCATGCAAACCTCTCAGTAGCTGTCCATAATCCATATGCAAGGCTACACCATAAAGACACAAGTAACACCATAATGAAATCTTCTTTCGCCCCCCTGAAACCCTTTAGGTCAGTCCATATGGAGTAAAGAGCAAAGATAACAGTATTAAGGTAGATAGTCATAACAAAACCCCACATAAGGTGAGTATAGATATAGGAAACATCAACCCTTTCCATTACGCTTCCCTCCAATTTGGGTTAGAAGTATCTACTGGGGGTGTAGGGGACCCAGAAGAACTAAGGGGGGGTGTTTCTGTGTGGGACTTCTCAATGTCATCCCAAAAATTAGATACCCCCTCCCCCTCTGTGTTTGGAACGGACAAGGGGGGTGTTTCGGATACGGGTGCGGATTGTTTGTCTGGAATAGTATGCGTAGTGGGATCACCAAAAATTTCTGCAATTTGGGGGGTCGGGTCGGGTGGGGTCGATCTGTTGGCCGTTCCTGCTTCCTGAGTTTCATTCGATAGATAGTCATCGCTCTTATAATCTTGGGTAATGTTATCCTCTGAGGCCTGATCTATAGTATCGGGGTCAGGGTTCGCTAGTGAACCGCCTGTTATCTCGGCCAGTAGATCGTCTGCTTCCCGTTTCTTATCCATAGAAATATGAGCGCTTGATCTTATCGCTTGGGCTAGAGATTGTATTAATCTATCCTTAGCGGTTGCGCTTGTATCGGTTGTGATGATCTCTTTACGCTCTGAGAATAGAGCGACTTCTGTAATCTTCCCTAGCAATTCAAGCGCTTTGATCTGTTGAGCGTGATTAACATCAGGATCAAGCGCCTTTTCTGTTAGCTTTTGGATAGTGAGCGCCCTTAAATGAGCGGGTAAAAGATCCC